CCGAAATAGACTACCCATCTTCATACTCTCTCGTATGATGACTTTGGGTGTAGGCGAATACCCCTCCAGGGGGGATGTAGCCCGCGATTCCCGCTGTCCTGCAGCAGGGTCACTTCTTAAAGCTCTTTCAAGAGCAGTGCGTATCGTCTCTCTGGAATTCACGATTCCAGACGATAGCGTCCCGGTTGGGGAGCACTGTCTTGCCATTAGAGCATGGTGGGAGGATTGGGTTGTGGTGTGTCTGCGACGACACGAGCGTGCAGGGCGACGATATCATAGGCTTAGCATGATGTTAAAGTCTTGTAAGAGGCTGTTCGATGCCCCTTGCAAACCCTGCGATGCCACGCAATCCAGATTGGCGAGGAGGAAGTGGGAGGAACACGTCGCTAAGGACGTGCCCGCAACTTCCGAGCCCACCCCTCGACAGCTGCGCGAACTCCGGTTGAAAGTTCGCGAGCTCCTGTCGGGGTGGGGTAGAAGGTTGGTGGAGAAGAGATTGGGTGATGAGGAACCCTCTCTCGGAGATTACGTCCCTGACCAGCAGGGGTGTTATGAGGCTCGCCGGTCTGATGGCGGGACCCTTTCGGTGCATGAAGCCGACTACTCCGGTAGTTGGTCGATTGTGCGCGTCGGGGTCGCCAAGCAGAAAGGCAAGTTTAGGACTGTTACAATGCAGTCCGCGGAGGTCAAGCGCGTGTTGACTCCCGTTCATAATGCTCTCTATGCACATATCACCGCTTTGGGGTGGTGTGTCCGTGGGGACGTAACCAAAGGGGATTTTGCGGCTGTCCAGCGTGACATTCGGGAAGGTGAGCTCTATATCAGTGGTGACTACCAGTCAGCCACTGATAACATCTACCTTTCCGCTGTCGACGCCATTGTGGGAGAGATCGCGAGGTCAGCGGAGCTAACGGCTCGTGAACGAGATGTTTTGGTGGGCAGCTTCCAAAACCTCCGGTGGAATAACCCTTTTGTCGTGGGAGAGTCCCACGCCATCAAGAGGGGTTCGATGATGGGGAACCTAGTCAGTTTTCCATTGTTGTGCCTGCTCAACAAGGCTTGTTTCGATATCGCCTGCGATATCCGTGACCAGGGGGATAGGAGTCGTGTCGGGAGATTTAACGGTGATGATTGCATGTTCTGTGGTGATGACAGGTTCTTCGGAGTCTGGCGACTTGTCACTAGCAGATATGGTCTCATCGTGAACGAGGAAAAAACAGGACGCTCGCGTCGGTACCTGGAACTAAACAGTCAGGTCTTCGACGGGCGGAAATCAGCGATGATTTCCAAGCCAGTCTTGTCTTTTCTCCGTCTCAACCGACGCGAGCCTGGACCAATGTTGAGGTCCGTCATTGTGGGTATGTCGAGCTTTTCGAGGAGTCACCAGTTGATGGTGGTGTCGGAGCTCAGACATGAAATCGCCCTTCGGGGCGTCCGAGAGGAGTTGTCATCTCTCGGACCCTGGTGGCGAGGCCAACTCGTGAAGAAGCGTTGGTTTCGTGCGTCCGCGTTGTGGAGCGGATGTCCTTTAATCGAGAAAGGGGAGAGGAGAGAGGTGCCATGTGTCATTGGGCCTCCTCCTCGAGCTGAATTCCTATCCGTGATCACTCCTGTGGCAGCGATGCTCCAGCGTGAGAACGTCGGTAAGTGGACCGGAGTAAGGGTGGTACCTTACGAAGCTAAACTTGACCGAGAGTCCTATGCCAGGATTCGAAGGATGCCTCGAGAACTCGCTCTCCGGCGATACCGGTGGATCGG